AACTTTTATATACACCCAAAAACAAAACTCAAACCATTGCCTAATCAACTAATAGATATGCAGAATCTATGAATCCGGCTAACACAAAATACGACACAAAGAACAATGCAAAAATAGACACATGCACTACGTACTTTGACAACCGAATAACACGAGAAACAATGAAAGGAGAATCAATGCTATACAACATCTCATTCACATTCGAATACTGCTTCGATGCAAGTGGATATGAGTGTCACAGAATCGAGACCAGAACGTATAGCAACTTGAACGAGACTCACTTCAAGGACACGCTGACACTTCTGCTTCACGAGAAGGGCATCCTCGAAATCGAGGTGAAAACCTCATGAACACCTACAAGGTGGTCCAAAAGTCAGTCGTGAGCAAGACCAATGACGTAACGTTTGGCCTCACGAGCGACGTCAGCACCACAACGCGCGAGCAGGTGTTCCCCGACTTCAACAGTGCAAGCGAGTTCTTTTTTATCTGCATGAGGCAGGTCAAGGACAACGTACTGCCCGGGTATACGATGGAACTATCCGTCCGTCTGTACGAATATCGTGACTCGGGCAGCGTTGAAATAGACCAGTTCGTTTACAGCGGTCACAGAGAGGAGGTGAGTCCAAATGGAGATTCAGATTGATTGCACCTTCTATCTGGTGACGTTCGCGCTCGTGGTTCTCGACTTCGTTACGGGCACCGCAGCCGCGTTCTGCACCAACAGCTACAACAGCTCGAAGATGCGAGAGGGCCTGATGCACAAGTTCTCATACCTTCTCGTAATCGTTTTCGCGCTGCTCGCTGACTGGCTGCTCGTTCGTGTCGGAATCGAGCAGGAACTCGGAGACTGGATTGTGACGCTCGTGCTCGTGTGGACCTGCTTCACCGAGGTCTTCTCGTTCATCGAGAACGTGGTCCGAATTAATCCTGAACTTGCAACGGCCCCGTTCTTCCGCTACTTCACTTCTAACGAGTCAATCAAGAACTTCTTGGGCGGTGAGTGATGCTAGACGCAACTGACGTGATAATCGTGATTCTCATACTGGTATCCATGCTCGGAATCGCGCAGTGGTATTACTACAAGAACAAGTGCGACCGAATGGAACGGCAGCTCAGGAGAATCAGAAGGGAGCGTATGCGCAATGCTTAATGGCGTTGACATTTCGCATTATCAGAGAGGGCTTGACCTCGCGTCCCTGAAGCACGACTTCGCAATCATGAAGGCAACCGAGGGCACCTCCATGGTTGACGAGTGCTGCGACAAATGGGTTCAGACGGAGCGCAGGAACGGAAAGCTGTGGGGCTTCTACCACGTGCTGACCACCGCAACGGGAATCGCTCAGGGTGATTTCATGCTCGACATGTGCGAGAACTACTTCGGTGAGGGAATCCCCATCATCGATGTGGAGGGAACCGGCAGCTACTACCCGAACGACCCCGGGCGCGTCTACGACATGGCGAACTACCTCATCGGCAAGACCGGGGTGAAACCCATCATCTACATGAACCGAAACTGCATGCAGACGGCTGACTGGTCTCGCGTCGTAGGCCTTGGCTGCGACCTGTGGATTGCCCGTTACCCATACAGCAAGGTCAACGGCTACACCTTCGACACCGACAATCTAGGTGACGTCAAATACTGGCCCTACTACGCGATGTGGCAGTATACGTCGAACGGATGGCTCGCGTCGAACAACCTGAACGTCGGAATCGACCTCGACGTGTTCTTTGGCACCGAGGACGCATGGCGAGCGTATGCCGCTGGCAGCACTATGCCCGAGACTGACATGTTTGAGATGCTTTCCGCTGTCAACTCGGCGCTCGAATCGCTGAGCGACGCCACAGAGAAGGTGCAGCAAATCAAGGATTCAATTAATTAGGAAGGAGAAACGCAAATGGGCAGAATCAGACGCAGAGTGACGTACACCATCGCGAGCTACGCATATCTCGATGATGACGGCGAGACCGTCAAGGCGGCCGAGCCAATCGTCGGGCGTATCCGCAGCCAGAGGACGGCCGAGCGTATCATCGAGCGCAAGGTCGGCAGGCCCGTAATCATCACCAACGTGAGCACCGTCACCGAGGTTCGCGAGATGACCGCAGAGGACTTCATCGCGCACTCGCAGCTCGTTGACACGTTCGAGGACTAGAAAGCAATTTATATAAGAAGGGAAACCAACATGTCTGAGGAAATCTACAAGGTCGATTCCAGCAACGCCGAGCTCGTCTCCGCCGCAGCGCTTGAGAACGTCGGCATCCCCGGCTTCTTCATCACGCTCGACACCGAGACCATGGACGGCAAGATTGCCTACACCAACGCATGCAACGACGCCGAGTCGCTTGCCGACCACGAGGGCGAGGTCATTCACATGACCGACGCGTTCATCGTCCCCGGCTATCGTCGCGACCGCAACGGCGGACCGTCTCGCCCCTGCGCTAACACCTACGTAATCGACACAGACGGCGTGGCCTACTTCTCACAGAGTGACGGAATCGCCCGCTCGCTCTCCCAGATTCACGGCATCTGCCCCAACCTCGACGGTGGAAGCGGTTACCTCCCCATCGCCGTGAAGTCCAAGAAGCTCGCGAACGGAAACACCATCAAGTCAATCGTAATCATCAAGGAGTAGTCGACTAACCTAACGGCTATAACCATTGCGCGGGGTCGTGAGAGCGGCCCCGCGCTTTCGTAGTCGGAGGTGACGCGTATGGCACGCGCACGCAAGGCGTCAGATGACGCCTACAACACTCGAAGAAGGGCAAAGCGGCTCATTGCCCGAATGAACCGGCAGGGAAACCTAACGAAGAGCGACCAAGCGTACATGGCCCGCCTTCAGGAGCTGGTGAACAGCTCGTACGCGAGGAGTCGTCGCGGGGAGACAGCCGAGGAGGCAGCGTCACGCGCGCAGACGGCGATACGGACGCTCGGCGTCGTCCTTCCGCGCGGAAGGCAAAGCACGCGCGCGTCACGCGAGCAGGCGAGACGAGACGCCGTTCTCAGGCGCGAGATAAACATGGGGTCCGCAAACCTGCCGACAACGCGGTTCGGTCGGGCGGGCCGCACCATGGCGTCGATATTCTTCCGCGCGACGCAGCGCATGTGGGAGAACGACCCCGGGGACCGATATGAGGCCGTCCTGAGCTGGTTCAGGCAGTACGGCGAGACCGTGGGCTACACGGGAGAGGTAAACCTAGAGGGCGTGTTCGACTTCGTGATATCGAACAACTCCGAGGCGCTGGTGCAGTTCTGGAACGACCTCAGAAACCGGGGAGGCGAGGAGGGCGGCCCCGTGCGCTCGACGCAGGACCCGTCGTTCTTTGACGAGCCGGAGGAGCTGGTCCCCTATGACGTGAACGCGATAGCCATGGTTGAGGTCATGCGCTAATGGCCCGCCGGAGACGCGGGCCGGAGTATCGCGTCGCCGCGTCGTTCGACACCGAGACCTCGAACGTGATGATTGACGGCGAGTGGCACGCGTTTCCAGTCCTCTATCAGTTCGGCGACCTTCGAGACGTTGACATAGGCTCGTACGAGCTTGGGATGGAGACGCCGAGATTCTTCCGAACCGAGAAGAGGGCGCTTGCCTTCATAGAGACGCTTGTGGGCTGGGGCATGTACGAGGGCTGCATACCCGTGGTGTGCGGCTACAACCTCATGTTCGACCTACAGTCGCTCATATACGAGCTGCGGCAGGAGTACGAGATGGAGGTCTGCGCGCAGTCCGCGACGCACGTCTACACGCTCGACCTCATGTTGGAGGGGCGAAAGGTGCTCCGTTTCTGGGACACGTTCTACCTTGAGATGGGAGGCCTCGCCGCGATGGGCGAGACCTGCGGCCTGCCGAAGCTCGCCGGGGACTGGGACTATGACCTCGTGAGGACTCCCGACACGCCCCTCACCGACGAGGAGCTGGGATACGCCCTGCGCGACGTGCAGGTGATACCCGCATACCTACGATACGTGCTCGACGCGAACGCGTGGGCAACGCCCGACATGCTCGGAAACAAGATACTTACCAAGACCTCGATAGTGCGCCAGATGGGGCAGCGCGAGATTGCCAAGATAAAGTTCGAGAAGGCGAACGGAAAGAGGCTCACCGTGGGCTGGGCCTTCATGAAGACCTGCAAGCAGGAGCTGCCCGCCAACTGGGAGACCTACGGCATACGGCGTGCCTGCTTTCGAGGCGGTCTCACGTTCACCGCCGGAAAGCTCGCCATGAGGCCGCACCCCAACGTGTGGTCGTTCGACGTGACCTCCATGCACCACGCGTTCATCAACGGGCGGAAGACGCCGGTGCGATTTCGCGAGTTCGCCCCGCAGATTATCGACGGGATACTGGGCAACATAAGAAAACTAACAATAGAGAAGGTGCTCGAAAGCTATGACCGCCCGTTCGACTACGCGTTCGACGCATGCGTGCGCATCGATGGAATCAGGCTCAGGCGGGGCACGCCCTTCGAGCGATGGGGCATCGCATGTCTCGCCGAGTCCAAGTTCAGGCGCAGCGCCAACGGCTTCGCCACCATGAACCAGCGGGGTATCCGCGCCGAGGAGTACCTGAAATCAAACGGCTTCTGCGACGTTGCCGACAACGCGACGTTCGCGTTCTCGAAGCTGGTCTCGGCGGACGCCGTGAACGTGTTCCTCAACGAGCACGAGTGGTGGTGCGTGTGCCAAGTCTATGAGTTCGACTCGTACGAGGCGCTGTTCGGCGAGGCGACCATGAACTTCCGCACCCCGCCCGACTACATAACGCTGCAAAGCAACATCCTGTTCGCAAGAAAGAACGACGCCAAGGTGATAAACAACTCATACAAGGAGGGAGCGCCCTATGACCGCGAGATACCCGCCTCCATACCATCGGGAATAGCCGACGAGCTGCGCGCAGGCACCATGTCCGCCAAGTTCTTCGAGTCATGGTACTCCAGCACCGTCAAGGGCAGCTTCAATTCGATATACGGCACTCAGGCGCAGGACATATACAAGCCTGACATGGTGGTTGACCCTGACGCCGAGATTGAAACCGATGACTCGACCATCGTGCGCCCCGAGAACTGGGAGGAGCATCAGCCGGGACAGTGCAAGGTGCTCTACACCTACGGCTCACGCATCGTGGCAGGGTCGCGCATGCACCTCGTGATAGCCATGGAGCTGATAGCGAGGGACGTGCCGGACGCCCGCGTTCTCGGCGGGGACACTGACTCGCTGAAGATATCGACCAAGGAATCGAGCGATGCCGACATACTCAGGGCGCTGGAGCCGCTGCACGTGGCCGTCCGCAGGGCGATTGACGTCACGCAGCGGCGCGTTCGCGAGCTGTACCCGGACCTCGCATCAGACCTCGCGCACATCGGCGAGTTCGACTGCGAGGGGCTGAGCGAGCGTCACGTTGAGCTCTGGAACAAGTGCCGAGTGTACCAGAAGCACGGGACATATCACGTCACCTGCGCGGGCCTGTCGCGCCCACGCGGCGCGTACACGATAGAGGACTTCCTGAACGACTACGCCGGGGATGACTTCTCGCGCGCGCTCGACGCGATGGGCTACAACGTCTACATACCGCACGAGATATGCCACAGCCTGCAACGCACAAGCCCGAGACCGTCCGACGTGGTTGACGCCGACGTGACCGACCACATGGGCGAGACTCACCACGTCCACGCCCACGAGGCCGTGTGCCTCTACCCGCAGGGGCGCTGGATTGGGGAGTCCACCGCAGGCGTCAACTCGGAGAACCTGAGATACATGAGAAGAAGCGGCACGCAGCCGGACACCTGCGCGCGCAGGCTGTCGCTCGACGGCTCGCCGCACGTTGAGAGGATTGGAGGTGACTACTGATGGCGGACTTCACGACGCACTACGACTGGCCGAGAACACGCACCTACGACGCGGACACCACGATGGTCATAAGCTCGCGAGGGCCGGGAAAGACCTATGGCCTCCGCTACACGTTCGTGTCGGACTATCTGAAGCGCGGCATACGATTCGCCGAGGTCACGAGGCGCGCGAACGAGCTGACCGACCTGTCGTTCGGCTACTTCGACAAAATGACCGCGAACGACGAGTTCCCAAACCACGTGTTCAAGTCGACCAGCACCAAGGCGTTCATAGCGGAGCGGCCCGCCGAGGGCGATAAGCCCGAGTGGCAGCTCATAGGTTACTTCGTGTCGCTCTCGCAGATGCAGCTATGCAAGAAGCGTACCTTCGTCAACGTGCGGAACATCCTCATGGACGAGGCCGTGCTCGACGCGCGAGACCGCAACCACGACTACCTCACGAACGAGTGGGGCCTGCTCACGCAGATGGTCGACTCGCTCACGCGCGAGCACGCGGGCGACGTCGACCGACTGGGGAAGCCGCACGTGTACCTGCTCGGAAACAAGTGCGACCTGCTCAACCCGTACTTCGCCGTGTGCGGCCTCACCGACGAGCCGCCCTACGGCTACACGTGGCACCGCAACAAGACGTTCCTGATTCACAACGTGGAGCCGGGCGAGTATGAGGACCGGAAGATGACCGAGACCGTCACGGGGCGCATGGCAGCGGGAACCGACGAGGAGCAGGTTCTCAGGGGCGAGGGCTTCACCGGGAGCAACCCGGACTTCGTTCACCGCAGGCCGAGGACCGCCAAGTACCAGTTCGGAATCGTGTTCCACGGTGACCGGTTCGGCATCTGGTATGACGAGCGACAGGCGTACTTCTACGTCGACTCGAAGATACCGAACAACGCCGCGAGCGTATACGCCCTCACGACCGAGGACAACAGAATCAACTACATCATGGCGAAGTCCTCCGAGAAGTTCCTGCGGAGCTTCTGCGAGTTCTACGGCATGGGGATGATTAGGTTCTCGACCGTCGTGATACGCAACAAGTTCAACCGCGTCATGCGCCTCTTCGGCTACCGCTAGTGCTACACTGTAGGTAAGCCCGAAGTACCAAGGCGCCTTGCCTCCGAGTGAGTAGACGTAGGAATACCCGGGATGCCACGCGGGGAACCGCGCCCGGGCGTCGGCGAGTGATTAGGCCACCGCTTTCAACCCGGAGACAACACCATGCGTCTTGCGAACCGGGCCCTTTCTCTATGGATTGGAGACAACCATGGCACTTCCCAAGACAACCCCGGACAATGTCGCCACCAGTTCGGCAAACGAGTCAACGACTGCGACCAATGCCAATACCAGTTCGGCAAACGAGCAAACGATTGCGGCCAATGACACCACCAGTTCGGCAAACGAGCCAACGACTGCGGCCAATGCCACCACCAGTTCGGCAAACGAGCCAACGCAGCCAGTCGACCTAGGGCAGGTGCTCAGCGACTTCATGGCGTCCATGCGCGAGGTTCAGGAGAGCGTGCGCGCCGACCGCGAGCGCATCGAGGAGCTTCAGCTGGCCAACGGGCTCGTAATCCGGCAGGGCGCGCCCGACAACACGCCGCCGACCGTGCCTCCCGATGACTCGTACATCGACCCAGCGCAGTTCGACCCGAGCAACATGGACTTCAAGATTTGATATAATTGCATGAACCGCAACCCGTAAGAAGGGAGCCGAAATGGCCGTAAACAACAGCACCATCCTGACGAGCGCGTGGCTCAACGGCAGCAACGACTACCAGCAGCGCGTGCCCGACCCCACGCAGGCGAGCGTGGCCGAGCAG